ACCTGCCCGGTGGGGTATGTGAAAGTGGTCACTTCCGGCGCGGGCACCTTCATCCCGGCCACCACGCTTCTGGACGCGGCCCAGGTCACCGAGACCTATGTCAACCTGTCCTGCGCCCCGGCGGGCGCGCTCGCTTAGCCGTCCGACTTCCTCCCGGACGCTGCCCCGCTCTCACGAGGAGCGGGGCTTTTTACGTATCTAAGAGGCGGAGGTAGCGCATGTACATGTCCAGGATGCTTGAAGTTGGGAAAGCGGTTAATGGCTTCGTCGTCGAATGCCGCTGCAAGATCAAGCCCGAGAAGAAGGCGGACCACAAGACCTTGTGTTGCGACTACCCCGGCTCCAGCGAGAAGCAGTACATCGCTAAGGACACCAAAGAGGTGGGGCTCCTGATCGAGAAGCTCATGCCGATGCTGGAAGAGGAGTACGACTCCGAGAAGGATTTCGACAAAGCGTTCGAGGCCGCGACCTCGGAGATGACGGAGGCAAAACATGGCTAAGCGCAAGACCAAAGCAGAGAAAGCGGCGGAAGCCCTTGAGACCTTCGCCATCGACCTCTTCGACGCCACCCCGGTCCAGATCAACGGCGTCCTGGTCACGCTCCCAAAAGGGAAGCAGGAAGTCTCGAAGCACATTTACAACGTCCTGAAGGACGCCAACCTCATCAAGTAAAAGGAGACCGTGATGGAAGGCCTGGATCTGAATCTCGACCTGAACCTGGGAGCCGAAGTCCCGCCGCAGAAACTTTACAATGGCAAGAGCGAGTACGCCCCGCCCTACTTCACCATCAACGTCCAGCATGTCGAACACATGCCCGAGTACGAGGTGGTGGGGGTGAACGGCGAGGTGATCCAGATCACCCGAGGCATCGACGTTCCCAACATCCCCGAGGCATTCATCAAGGTGCTGAAGAACTCCATCACCTCCAAGATGTTCACCAAGAAGAACCCCGACGGCTCCGAGGAGCACGAGTGGCGCCCGGTGGCGGCCATCCCCTACAGCGTCGTCGAAGGGCCGTACCATGAGAGGAAGGACGCATGACTAGAGCCGAGGTTCTTGCAGAACTGAGAGAGGTGCTAAACGATAAGGTCTCGCCCTACGGGTGGTCCGACAAGCGTCTGCTCCACTTCCTGTCCTTGGGGCAGGACCAGTTCTGCAAGGACACCGGTTTCTTCCGCGACGCCTCGACCTACAAGCTGACCACCGCGGCAGGCACCGCATCCTACGCGCTCTCGACCCGCATCATCGAGGTGCTGCGCGTTTCCATCAGCGGAGCACAACTGGAGAAGTTCTCCGGGCTGGCACCGACGACCGGCGAGGGGCAGCCCTATGCCTGGCAGACCGATCTGGAGCATGGCATGGTCACGCTCTACCCGACCCCGGACGCCGTTTACACCGTCGACCTCTACACCTGGCGCAAGAGCCGGATCGCCTTCAGCGCCTCGGGAGACTTCGACCTCCCCGACGACATGCACCTGGCGCCGGTCGAGTGGGCTGCCTTCCTCGCCTTTGGTGACCACGACCGCGAGCTGCAGGACCCAGTCAAGGCGGCCGACCACAAGGCGCGCTACAACAAGGTCTACGTGCCGGCCGGCAAGCAGGCTTTCCGCAGGCTCTGCCGAGGCCACGCCTCTTTCGCACCGAACCCCCTCTACCTGGTTTAAGGAGTACCCATGGCGACGACCACGGTTTTCACCTTCGGCGGCATGGACGACAAGCACGATCCGGCCAGCGTCGGTACGCCTGACAGCTCGCTCCGGGTCCAGGACCGCGCCTACACCGGCTGCACCGAGATCGTGAACGGTGACGTGGATGACGACGACAACATCTCGCGCCGGTCTGGCTACTCACTCCTGGCGGCCGGGAACGTCACCTCGGCCTGGGGCGACGGTGTCGACAACCTCTGCGTGGTGGGCGGGGCGCTGTACCGCTACTCGCAGGGGGCGCTCAACCTGATCGGGAATTCACCGAATCTGATTGACAGGGTGGATTTCGCTCGCGTGAACGACATCGTCGCGTTCAGCGACCCCTACACCATCGGCTATCTGAAAGACTCAGTCCCCTACGTCGTCAATGTCCCGACGCAGGATGTGGATCTCCTGGACCTTGAGACCTGGGTCAAGCTCACCTACCCCGCCGGCGCGGATGCGCCTGAGAGTAACCTGGAGGTCGACGCCTTCTCCATCGCCACGAGCCCCGGGCGCTGCCTGGAGTTCTTCAATGGCGCGCTCTACATGGCGCGCGAGATCGTCAATCCGACCGGCACGGCCTGGTTCGTGTTCTGCACCAAGACCTTCAACATGACCCGCGAGGACGTGCGCTTCAACGTGGTGGCGGGCTTCAAGGACGAGGTCACCATGATCCGAGGGGCGGACGACGGCATCTACGTCGGCACCACCGGCGGCGTCTATTTCCTCTCTGGCGACGGCATCAAGGGGAGCGCCTCCGGCGTGCGCGGTTTCGTCCAGCGAAAGATCCTGCCGTTCGGCGTGGTGCGCGGCTCCGACGTCGCGGTGCCCAAGACCGAGCAGAAAGGGAAGGACGCAGTCGCCTGGCTCTCGGAGAACGGGGTGTACCTGGGTTTCCCCGGGGGGCAGTATCTCGACCTGACCGCGGATCGGGTGACCGTCCTGACTGACCTGAGTCTCACCGCTGCGGCGCTGGTGCGCCAGGTGGGCGCCTCCTGGCAGTATCTGGTCTGCCACAACGGCCAGACCCTCGCGGTGAACCTGAAGACCGGTGCGCACAGCAGGTACACCAACTTCACCTTCGTTGCCTTCTTCGACCAGTACGGCGCCAACAGTTCCGGGGTGTCGGTCCTCGCCGGAGGCCTCGACGGCACCGCCGTGATCGACGCATCGTTCACCACCCCTGCTGCCGACTTCGGCCTGCCGCAGTTGAAGACCTGCTCGGACGCCTACCTGCACGCCCGCACCGACGGCGACCTGACCCTCGACCTTTACGTGGATGAGACCGAGGTGGCCACTGATCTCTCCTTCCGCGCCCCATACCATCCGGACGCAGGGCTCAGGCGTCTGAGGGTCAAACTTCCCCGAGGCGCCCGAGGCACCAACTGGCAGTTCAAAATCCGCAACGTGGACGGTTGCAGGTTCACCGCCCTGTCGCTCAAGGTGACCCCGGCGGCGTCGGCCAGATCTATCTAGGAGACACTCTATGGTTACCCGCACACTCCACAATGTCGGCGACCCGGTCAAGACACCGGATGGCGTAGTCAAGGCAGGTCTTGAGGTCACGTTCCAACTGGTGGACGCGGCGAACCGCCAGCCGGTCACACTGTTTGACGCAGCCGACGAGGGCGGTGAACTGATCGTAGGCGACATCATCACGGTGACCACCGACGAGGCGGGGCACTTCACCGTCGAGCTTTGGCCCAACAACCGCGGTGAGATCGCCACGCTCTACAAGGTGCGGCTCCCGGGCGGCGTCGCGGGCGGTCCCGCCAAGCCTTTCTACATCCGGGTCACCGAGGGGGAGGGGGACCTTACGCTCCTGGCAGCCAAGGCCGCCATGGAGGCGCTGCAGCCTCAGACCCTGTCGCTTTTCGATGCGCTCCTGGCGAGCATCCTGGAGGTGGTAGGGACAGCCACCGCGGTGGTCACCGAGACGGTGAACGGGCTTATGTCGTATGTGGACAAAGTGCGGCTGAACCTTTTATGGGGTGAGCGGATCTATGCTGGAGCGTACCTGACGCTGCAGGCGGCCGACGATGTCGCTGCAGCCACCGGGAAGACTCTACGCATCTCACAGGTCTGGGGGACTGTGCCCGCGACTCTGAATGCGCCTCTGGTTCAGATCGTCCCAGGCGGCAAGCTGGATGGCGCGGGGAGTACGGCGATTGCCGGAACCTTTGAGGGGTCGGCAGGCTGTATCGGGGTTGGCCAGACCGTCACAGGGCTGCGGTACGCTGAGCCCGAGTTCTGGAGCGTTGACGGGACTTCCGACCAAGTGGAGATCAACAAGGCGATACAGTCGCTGGCCGCGGGCGGGGTAGTGCAGGGCACGGGCAGACTCTATGTCGTAGACGGGAAAGTTGAGGCGAACAAGGACGATATCACCCTCAGGCGCCTAAGGATAAAGTTCAAAGACTACGCAGTCGCCGGGAATGACACATCGTTTACTGGCATTCAGGCGTCCGGCGACCGGATGTTGATTGAGGATTGCTATGTGGACGGCAACCGATACAACCAGAGCTGGGGCTACGAAACTGCCGGATGGGGTGGTGTGTTCGACTGGTCCAAAAACTCCAACTACGGGATAAGCGTATCGGGGGACGACTGTATCGTGAGGCGGAACTACGTCACCCGTGTGACCGCCAACAGCATGGGTGTGCCGACGCTCGGGTCCAACAACACCTTCGAGGATAACACAGGGACCGATGCTGGGAAGAAGGGTTTCTACGGCGGCAAAGTGTCAGGGATCACCATCAAGAATAACTGGTTCTACGAGAACAAGCACGATGCAGGTATAGGACTTAGGGCAGCGTCGAACGTAGTGATGGATGGAAACCACTGCTTCAAGAACTACTATGGTATCTACGTAGGCGAAACCTACCTAGATTTTGGAGGCTACAAGACAACAATCACCAATAACTTCTGCTACAACAACGGCGTGAACAACGTATTCATCGCCCAATACTGGGACGCCCCGGCAGGTTTTTACGAGGGGACCAACCCTGTCGCAGGCCGAGTGGGACGCTACCGGCCTCGATGACAATGCGGTGAAGCAGGACACCATCGTCTCCGGGAACCACCTCTGGCATACCCAGGCATCGGCAACCCGCGCCAACCTGACCGCTTACGCCGTCGGTGCGCTGGTCAAGTGGTCTACCGGGACCACGATCTGGGAGTGCACCACGGCGGGCACCACGGCTGCATCGGCACCCAGCATCGCTACTGGTGGTGTAGCAGGGCTGGCCAAGGTTATCGGCCAGTCGGTAACGGACGGCTCCGTCGTATGGATCATGCGCGGCCAGTCCAACATAAAATATCTTGTTGACAACAATGTTCATATCTGGGATGATTATCCTTATCGTATTTATCGCGAAAAGATAGAAAAAGGCATTGAAAAGGAGATGACCAAAGAAGAATTTATAGAGAATATAGCAAAAGATAATGATTTTGCT